CACCGAAGGTATGTGGCGTCAACCTGCGGCTATGCCGTCCCATGGGCTACCGATGGGATATCCCGGTTGTCTCCCTGGACGTCATCGAGCATGGTCGGCACGTGCTCCATGATGCCACGCGACAGGTCATCCGTGCTGGGCCGCACGTACCTCCTGTACGTGGTCACGATGTCGCTGTGGCCGAGCATCCTCGAGAGGTCCTCTACCCTGCCGCCGGCATGCAGGTAGCTCGTGGCGAAGGAGTGCCTGCAGTTCTCTATGGTGACGTGCAGGACGTCCCTGCCGGTCTCGTCGCACCAGGAGAGGAACCTCGCCCAGCGCCGCTTTGCCGTCGCCGGTGGGATCCTCTGCCCGCCACTGCCGACGAGAACGGGGCCCATGCGCACCGTGCCGTCTCTCCGTTGGTACTCGATGAGCATGCGGCATACGTCGTCCGGTATGGGCACGTCGCGCATAGACCCGGCGGTCTTGGTGCCCTTCTCGTCGTGCGACCCCTCGCGCCTCGACACGCTGAGGTACGCCCTGCGCACGTGGCACATGCGCCGTCGCGCATCGACGTCAGACCAGTCTAGGCCATACCTCTCCTCGGGCCTGAGGCCCATCAGCAGGCCCGTGACGGCGAGCACGCGGCAGAACCCGCCATCGATCGCCACATAGTCCCCAAGCGCCGCGAGGAGTGGCCTCATGGCCCCGAACGTCGTTATCACAAGACCGTTGTCGCGCCTCCTGCCGATGGGCGGCATGTCGTATGCCGCGCAGGCCGGGTTTGACGCCATCAACCCGTCCCCAACGGCCTGGTTCATGATCGTCCTGAGCGTACCGAGTGCCTTCTCGGCAACCCTCCTCGTCCCGCACGAGCCGACCATGCGCTGGATCATCGGGCGGGTTATGTCCCGCATGTCGATGCCGCCGAAAGCCGGCCTGAGACGCAGGCGGAGCTCCTTCTCGTACGTGTCGCGCGTCGATGCCGCGAGCCCTGACGTTGATGGCCACCACCACTGGTCAACGTACTGCCCGAAGGTGCAGCGCCCAGACCGGTTTCGTCTGGCGTCGCGCATGGCGACGAGCTTCGCGCGCTCCACCTTCGCCTCGCGCAGGCTGTTGCACGTGACCTTCTTGCGATCCCTCTTGCCGTCCAGGGTGAACCCGACGTACTCCTGCACGTCGTAGACGATTTGGCCCGATTTGAGCCGACGCTTAGAGATGGACATCGGTCACACTATCCCCGTGCGCAGGAATTGCTCAGTCTGCCTGTCTATTTCCGCTTTTAGCTCTGCTCTCATGGCATCATCGCCCTTGAACCCCATCTCTTCTAGCACCATCTCTGAAAGCCCATCTATTGGTGATAGATAGACAAATGCCTGTGCGATGCTCGACAGTGCAAGCGCGCTCTCGTTCTCAGTTGAAACGAGAGCGAGACACTTCATCATATCGATGAAACGTTTGTCTCTCCTGACGCCAGACTTGGCGCAGAACAGCCTTCCGCCATGGGCACAGATGTTCCTGAAGTCGGTAAGAATCGAATAGGCTCTTTTTAACTTGCGAGCTTTCAGGTGATTGGCTCCTATTGTCATACACAGAAGTCGACATGCCTCGTTCTGAACGCTTATTTCTTGCAGATCATAGAAGTGGGACATGTTACCGAACGTAAGCGCGTTGGCGAGCACCCATAGAGGCACGCCGTCATACGCGGTTCTGTAGTGTTCGATGTATGGCCTGTCTCTACCTCTGCCATCCCTCAGTGACTGCAGGGTCGATAGGAGCCTGATCAGGTTCTTCGTATAGTTTTTTCCACTGTAGTCTCTCTTTGAGCAGTAGCTTGCCGGATCAAGGTAATCATCAATTCCCCTGTGTCGCTCGCAGAAAGCGTGGACGGTTACTGTCTTCAGTGCCTTCTCAGCGCTGAGCAGGCAATGCGTCATCGAGAACCTCAGCATTGTGTCGAAGCGATAGAGTGCCGCTATGTGCTCTATCCTCGTGCCATCGCGGTACACCTCGACGTCCTTGTTGCACCTATCCTTATCGAGAAAGAACTCCTTGTAGCCATTGATCATTGAGTAGTAGTTGTTCCTGAGCAGAAGGTTCCTCGTTCCCTCCTCGTCACCTATGATTACACCTCTGCTCCGAAGAATCCCAATCTGCTCGTCTATGGTCTTGAATGGCTTGTCCCGCTCAGACAATGTGATCTCCAAACAGAAAAAGGAAGAGGGCCGCATGCCATCACATGGCAGCGACCCTCAACCAGGCTTGGACTCACTTAGAGACACCAAGCCGTATCACTGCCACTAATATACTCGCTTGAGGAGCGCTTTCAAACTATCATCACATTTATGCTTGCGCTCGCGTTCCGTCCTAGTCATTGAGGTGGTCGATTGCGTACTGCGCCTCCTCCTTGGTGAACTTCTCGCCATAGTCGGACATGAGCTGGTCCTTGATGGCCGATGGAGACATGTGCATCTCGCTTTCGTACTCCTTCGCCTTCGCGAGTGCGTTTGCCTTGTAGTCCGCCTGGAGGTTGTCAATCGCGTACTGCGCCTCGTCTGCAGTGAACTTCTCGCCATAGTCTGACGTCAGCTGGTCGTACAGCTTCGCCTTCGACAGGTGCATGCTGTCGCTGTAGTCCTTAGCCTTCGCGAGTGCGTTCGCCTTGTAGTCCGCCTGGAGGTTGTCGACGGCGTACTGGGCCGCCTCCTTGGAGAACTTGTCCGCATACTCCGACGTCAGCTGGTCATATAGCTTTGCCTTCGACAGGTGAACCGTGTCGTTGTACTGCTTGGCCTTCGCGAGGGCGTTCTTGTACTCGGCCGGCACGCTGTCGTCCTCGTCCTGCTTCTGCGCTGTCTGCTGTGGCTGGTCGCTGCCTGAGGACTGACCTTCCGACGCAGATGGCTGGCCCTGCGTCGTCTGCGACTTCGCCCCATGCGTCCCCCCGCCCATGGCTCCGCCTATGGCACCCAGGGCGACGAGGGCGGCGAACACGATCAGTATGACTTTGAGCTTGCCGCCCTTCTTCTTTCCCTGCTTCTCCCCGCCTCCGTGCTTTCCTTTCGCCGACATGAGTGCCGCCCTTCCGCCCCGTGGGGCAACCAATGGCCCCGATGGTGGGGTCAGACAACTAGGCTATCCCCGCTCTTCCTCGCTGGCAGCCTGGAACCAGACCACGGTGCCGACGAGCCTCACGTCTGCTGCGTCCCCCGTGAACACCAGGTCGTCATGTTCCGAGAACGAGTCTGCCACGAGCATGAGGCTCGACTGCCCGCGCATGTACCTCCTCATCACGGACTCTCCCGGCTCAGGCTCCGCCACGACGGCGCAGCCGTTCCACGGCTCGAGCGAGGGATCCACCATGACGAGGCAACCCTCCGGGTAGGACCTGTTCATGCAGTCACCGTCCACGCGCAGCATGAAGGCGTCCGGGTGGTTGCGGGCCACCGACTCCGGCACCTCCACGAGCCTCTCGCCTGGTATCTCCTCGCTCGCATCACCGGCATGGGTCGCGCCGAGCACCCTTAGCGGCACCATCGCGGACGAGGGGACTGGGAACATGAATTTACCAGCTGCTTTGCGCCACTCACCGTCAGCGTCAATGACAGTTCCCTTGTTTATATTGAAGTAATCGGCTATTCGTTGAACCGCGCCCATACGTGGGACAGCCCTGCCGTTCTCCCATTGGCTTACTGCCATCGGTGAGACGCCGGCAACATCACCAAATTCTTCTTGGGTCATGTTGGCTTCAAGCCTGATCTTCTTGATGTTGTCAGCAATAGACACTGGGAACTCACCTCATCTGCTAAAGCTTTTTTACAGAATATGACAAAAACTATTTACAGTCACTATATGTTTATCTATAGTTCCTCATATCGGAAGGAGGATATATATGGAGCTCAAGGATGCTCGGAAAGCAGCCCGCTACTCACAGGAATCTGTCGCTGGGTTTTTAGGAATTTCCAGGCCAACGTACCAAAAAATGGAAAAAGATCCAGGCATTGTCACCGTCGATGACGCACGAAAGCTTGCAAAGCTTTTCAACGTAAAGGTGAGCGATATTTTTTTCTACGAGAACTATAGATAAACATATAGTTCATCTCGAACCTTGAAACCCGAATAGTGCTGCAGGTACCGAACCAAAACGGCAACCGCAGGCATGACCGCAGGCATCCAGACGCGAACGCACATCGTGTTGCGCCGCTGGGGTGTCAGGAACCCGTGAGGGGATGCGGTCCAGGCAATGCAAGACCATCCCGTGCGCGGGATGGCGAATCAGGGACAGACCAATACGACACATTTTCGAGCGCCCCACGCGGGCGTCAGGATTCCGGCGCGCCGCTCGACATGGCAGCAGTGCTGGTCTCAAGGGCGGACGAACCGCGTGACCACCGCGGGGCCCCTGGTCCACTTCTCGCCAGGCGCCGTCCTGCCCCTGACGTCCCCGTGTGGCGCTCGAGAGACAGGAATGCCCGTCACCTGCGGCAACAGGGACGGGCTGGACACGGACGGAGGACTCATGCCCGTGACGATTATACCAGCGCCGCACCATGGACGCCTGTATCTGATGTCGTGGTGGGAGCCATGAGCGACTACCCACTCTACCTGACGGTCAAGCAGGCGGCCGCCATGGCCGGGATAGGCGAGAGGGCGATGGCCGGCTACGTTGACGGCCCAGATCCGCCGCCGATTCTCATGGTCGGAAGCAGGAGGTACATCCAGCGCGCGTCGCTCCCCAAGTACCTCGAGGAGCGGCAGACGTGGTTCTACAGGGACAGGAGCAAGGCTGATGGAAGAGATTAGGACGTTCGACAACCAGGAGTTCGGAGAGATACGGGCTGTCCGAGACGGCGACGGAGCACCGTGGTTCGTTGCAAAGGACGTGGCAATTATCCTTGGATACCGCGATGCCTCACAGCTCACGCGCCTGCTTGACACTGACGAGAAGGGTACGCAGCTGGTGCGTACCCCTGGTGGCATGCAGGAGCTGAGCACGATCAACGAGGGTGGCTTCTACAAGGCCGTGATGCAGCGTCGGGCCTCATACGTCAACGATCCTGACAACCAGGCGGCGATCAAGTCATTCCAGCATTGGGTCACGCACGAGGTGCTCCCCGCGCTGCGCCGCGACGGGGCGTACGTGGCGAGCGACGGAACGGAGGACGACGCGACCCTCATGGCCCGCGCCCTCCTCGCCGCCAAGCGCACGATCGCGAGCCGCGACGAGAGGATAGCGAGGCAGCAGGCCCGCATAGGGGCGCTCGAGCCGAAGGCGGGCTACTTCGACGCATGCATGGACGGGGAGCGGTGGTCGAGCTTCACGGAGGCGGCCCGCCTGCTCCGACAGTACGACGGGGGCATGACGCGGAAGCGGCTCTTCGAGCTCGCGCAGGCCGACGGGATCATAACCAGGGACAAGCAGGCGTCCAGGGTCGGCATCGACCGCGGCTACGTCCGCAACTACCAGCCGCCCGCGTACTTCGACCAGGTGACGGGCGAGATGGTGAGGCCGCGCCCGTACGCGAAGGTGACCGGGAAGGGCCTCTCGTGGATGGTGCGTCGTTACTGCAAGGGGGCGGTCGCATGAGGGGGCGCAGGCGCTGGGACGAGGCCGACAGGCTCACGCCCCTGCAGGTTGCGGCGGCGATACTGGCGGCGATCTTGCTGCTCGCGGCCTTCGGGCTCGCGGGCGAGGCTGACTACGAGTGCCGCGTCGGCCACCCGACGGCCTCGGCGGGCATCATGAATGAATTCAACTGCTCATTGGATACTCGTCTCCTTTGGGGGTGCGACGGATGGCCAGGAAGGCGATGACCGTCCAGGAGGCGGCCGACAGGCCGCTCCTCTGGTTCAAGCACTACGCGTCGGCGGCCGACGACATCAAGTGCCAGCGCCTGGTCATGAGGCGCGGGCGCGACGGGTACGGGGCCTGGTGGCGCATGTGCGAGATCCTGGCCTCTGCCACGGGGCACGCCGTGCCCGTCGAGACGGACGAGGACTGGGCGATGCTGGCGAGGGCGCTCTTCTGCGGCCCCGGCGGCGACGGCGTCGCGGAGTGCAGGGGGATCGTGGCGGACATGGTCGACGTCGGCCTCCTGGAGCTCAGGGACGGGACGGTCTCGAGCGAGAGGATGCTCAGGGACGCCCTGGCGCGCGGGGCGCAGGTGGCCGCTGGGTGCCTTGGCGGGCGGCCGAGCGGAGGCTCCGGCGGCACGCGCAAGGGCGGGAAAGGCGGCCGGGTGATCAGGTTCGAGCAGGGCTGAAACATGACTGAATTAGCAGCTAGAGACGTTGCGACAAATCCGCAGGCAGGTACGTGTTTTCTCAGAGAAACCGCAGGTAAAAACCCAAGGGTACCCCTTAGGTTAACCCAAGGGTACCCCTTAGGTTTCAACGACCCTAAAGCCTATAGAGGAGAGAAGAGGAGAGAAGAACACACCCCTAGGTGTTTCTTCTCTCTCCTCCCGACTCAACCTCACGAGAAGGGTCTCTCTCCTTGGCTACTTCCTCTCTGCGAATCGCGGCGCTGCGGCACGGAATTGGCGCCTGCGGGAACAGGTGTTCCCAAGGTTTTCAACATTTGGAGCGGGTTTTCGACAATCCGCAGGAAGGAGGGTACGCGATGCTCCCAAGGCTTGTGAACTCCATGACGAGGGAGGAGATCGAGAGGGAGGGCTACGAGGTGCCGAGCGGCGGCGGGACGGGCGGGAGGCCCGGGTGGCGCGTGACCGTCGAGGGCATGGACGACGCCCAGATGGACGCCATGACCGAGTTCCTGAGGGCCCACGGCCTCAGGGCCAGGAGGAGGATGGTCCCCCGTGGCGGCCGCTAGGGCGAGGGTCGCCAGGGACGCGCGGGGCGTGTGGTACTGCCGCCCGTACCTGGGCAGGGACGCATCCGGGAGGGCGGTGAGGCCGTACCGGTCGTTCCCGGGGGCGGCCACCGGGGCCGAGGCGCAGGCCCTGGCCGACGCCTGGGTGGCCCACCTCACCGGGGACGGCAGGGTGGCGAGCGCGCGGCTCGGCGAGCTGCTCGACTCCTACGTCGACGTGCGCGAGCGCAACGGGGCCTCGCCCAACAGCGTGCGCCAGTGGCGCTCCTTCGTAGCCAACCACGTCAGGCCCAGGCTCGGTCGCAGGGTGGCCCGCGACCTCACGGCGGCCGACATGGTCGGCCTCGAGCAGGCCCTCCTCGCGCCCAGAGGAGATGGGGGCGCTGGGCTCGGGCGGAACTCCGTCCTGGCCCTCCACCACTTCCTCAGGGCCGCGTTCTCGTTCCTCGTGGCCTCCGGGATCTGCGACGCGAACCCGATGCTCGCGGTCAGGCCGCCATCGCCCGACAGGGGCGAGGCGGCGGCGATAGGCGAGTGCGACCTGCCACGCGTGGCCTCGGCGCTGCTCTCGGCGGTGCGCTCGGGGGACGGCTGGTCTGACGCGGACGTGCCCGCGCTCGGCGCATGGCTCGCCCTCGTGACGGGGATGCGCGTCGGCGAGGTCTGCGCGGTGCGCCGCCGCGACCTCTCCCTGTCCGTGCCGGCCGTGAGGGTGGGCGGCACGGTGGTCGAGGAGCGGGGCCGGGCGCCCTGGCGCCGCGACCTCACGAAGTCCGGCCGCCCGCGCACCGTGTCCATCACCCGCGCCGACGCCGGCGTGCTCGAATCCGTCCTGAGGCGACAGGACGCATCTTTCGCGAACCCTAGCCAGTCGAGCGCCTTGGTGTCGGGTGACGGTTGTTTCGTCCGTCCATCGCACCTCTCAGGGGCGTTCAGGGGCATCCGCGACGGGTTGGGACTGCAAAGATCCATCACGTTCCACGGCCTGCGCCACACGCACGCCACGTGGTGCCTGGCGAGCGGGGTCGACCCCAAGACGCTCTCGGAGCGCCTGGGGCACTCTGACGTTTCGATAACTCTTCGGATATATGCACACGTCATGCCCGGCCGCGACGCGGCCGCCGCCGACGCCTTCAGGCGCGCGGCCATGGGTCGTGGCGGGGAATGGGGGAGAGATGGGTGACGCGGGAGGCGCGGTGCCAGGAGGCTCCGGGGCCACGCACGTGAGGACGTGCCGCAGGTGCGGGCGAACGCTGCCGGTCGAGTACTTCTACCACGTCGGCAGGGGCCGAGACACCGTGTGCTCGGGGTGCAGGCGCAGGTATGCGCGGGAGTGGTACCGCACGCACGCAAAGAGGCACGAGCCGCTCGGGAGGCGCTCGGAGAGCGCGGCGGCCTCGACGCCCGCGGAGCCGCGCGGCAGGTGGGCCGAGCTCGTGGAGCTCGGGGAGAGGCGCACCAGGGAGTACCTGGAGCGCATGGAAGGGAAGCGGATGGCAGGGCGTGACCGACTGATTGATTGGAGTGACTGATGACCATGTCGATGACCGACGCCTGGGAGGGCGACGGCGCGGAGGCGCTGAGCGTGTCGAGGGGAGAGCTGAGGCGCCTGCTCGGCCCGCACGAGACGGCGGACGGGCTGCTCGCGAGGGTGCGGACGTGCCACGTCGTGACCGGCGACGGAGGAAACCACGCCCCGCACTGCGACCTGTGCGGCGGGACGGTGTACGAGCTGATGCCGAGGTACTGCCCCAGATGCGGGGCGATGGTGACCGGCGAGATTGGAGATTGCGATGATTGACAGCAGGAGGATGACGGTGCGCGTCGCCGACGTGGTGCCGAACGACGGCAACCCGAGGAGGGACGCCGGCGACGTGGCCGCCCTGGCGAGGTCGATAGCGGCCACGGGAGGGGAGCCGGTGCAGCCGATAATCGTGGTGCCGGACGGCGGCCGGTGGCGGCTCGTGGACGGCTGGAGAAGGTGGCTCGCGATGCGCGAGCTCGGGACCGAGGAGTGCTCCGCGCTCTGCTTCGGGCGCATGGGCGACGCCGAGGAGGCCGTGTGCTCCATGGCCACCGACAGCAAGGAGAGGCTCACCGACGAGGAGGCCGCCCGCGGCTTCCAGACGATGCTCGCCCTGGGCGTGAGCGACGAGCGCGTGGCGGCCGTCGTGGGCACGCCGGACGTGGCCAGGGTCGGCAGGGCGCGCAGGCTCCTTCGCCAGGCGCCCGAGCAGGCCACCATGGACGGCATGCTGGCGGCGGCCGACGACGAGCTCGACGACGAGGAGCGCGCGAGCGTGATGGCGAGCGCGTGGCCCGCCGCGGAGGCGCGCAGGATCAAGGAGCGCCACAAGGCACAGGCGGCGCTCGCCGCGATCAGGGACGTGCTCGACGCCGCCGAGTACCGCGAGGGCAGCCGGCCGGTCGACCCCGAGAGGGAGGACCTCTCGTACCTGGGGATGGTGCGCTCGCCCGAGGAGGCCGCGCGGTTCGCCGAGGGGCACGCCGACGTGGCCAGCGTCGTCGCCTACGAGGCCGGGACCGGCTACGCGCTCTACGAGGCCCTGCCGGAGGGCGCGGGCGCGAGGGCGCGCGAGGCCAGGGAGAGCGAGCTCAGGCGCAGGATCGACGAGCACTGCGAGACCTACTGGTCCGTCTGGATGGACATGCGCCGCTACGTCCTCGCCCACTGGTCGACGCCGCGCGGCCTCCCGCACCTCGCGGAGCTCGTCAGGGGGAGGCGCGACAAGGCCGACCTCTCAGGCTGCTCTGAGGACGAGGCCGCCGACCTCATGGCGCCCTTCGACTCCGAGCCGTCCAGGTGGGAGGTCGGCAGCGCGCTGGCGGCCGCCATGGCCTACGGGGGCGTGCTCGGCGTCCACGGCGACGTCATGACGTACGTCACGGACAGGTTCACGGGGCCGTACGACGCCCTGGTCGCCGACGGCTGGGAGCCGGGGGAGGACGCGCGGGCCATCAGGGAGATGTGCGAGAAGGGGGACGGCGATGAGTGACGTGGCCCGCGGCCCCGCCGAGGTGGCGCGGCTCATCCTAGCCAACCCAGACCTGCCCGTGCTCAAGTGCGGTGGAGACGGCAGCGAGGAGGACGAGGACAGCTTCGTGCTCCACCTCGTGAGTGCATGGCTCGGCGCGTGGTTCGACGCCGGCGAGCGTATCTACGATATCGCTGAGTACGCCAACGACTGGTGCAATGAGAACTGGGAGAAGGATGGCGACCCGATGAGGGCGGAGGACCTTCCGCACGGCCCGTGCATCTGGCTGCGCATGGACTACTGGGAAGGAGCAAACAGGGAGATGTGCGAGAAGGGGGACGGCGATGCGGACGAGTGAGAGGTTGCTCAAGTGTCCGTTCTGCGGGGAGGACCCTCAGTTACTGAGAGACGGACGAACGGTCGCGCACGCGTGCATGGTGCTCGACAGGGAGCTGAGGGCAACGAGGCAGGCATGGAACACCCGCTGGCACGACTCTCCATGCACGCCCGAGGACCGTGCCAAATGTGTGCCAGCGCGCCCCGGCGACGACCTCTCTGGACCATGTGACGACGGCGAGGTCAGGCGGCAAAAGTCCGTGTGCCGCACGGCACACGGCGCAGATAAGAAGTAATTATCAGCAGAGTATGGGATGGAGTGGTTCTGATGAGCGTGAACGTGGTGTCGATATCCGGAAACCTCGGCGGCGAGGCGAAGGTCAGGGTGACGCAGGGAGGGACGTCCGTCCTCTCCCTCTCGGTTGCGGTGAACGAGCGCGTGAGGAACACCAATGGTGAGTGGGAGGACAGGCCAAACTGGGTGCCGTGCGTCATCTTCGGGCGCAGGGCCGAGGCGCTCGGGCGGCTGCTCTCCAAGGGGTCGCGCGTCGCCCTGTCAGGTCGGCTCCACGAGAGCCGATGGCTCAAGGACGACCAGCGCCGCTCGCGCCTCGAGCTCGTCGTGAGCGAGGTCGAGTTCCTGTCGCCCGCCCGTGGTATGGGTGGCGAGCAGGCGATGCCGCAGATACCAGTGCCGCAACAGGCCATGGCCGCCGTGGCGGACGAGGACATACCGTTCTAGGGGATTGGGGACGATCGTGAGCGATGACATGGTGAACCACCCGGCGCACTACACAACGGGCGCCGTCGAGTGTATAGACGCGCTGCGCTCCGCCCTCGGCCTGCGCGGGTTCGTCGACCACTGCAGGGCCTGCGCCATCAAGTACGCGTGGCGCTCGCCGCACAAGGGGCGCGAGGCCGAGGACCTGCGAAAGGCCGCATGGTACCTGGGCCGTGCCGCCGGAGAGCTCGATCGTGGTGACGGCGATGGAGTTTCGTGACGCGCGGGAGTTCTTCGATGCGGTGCGCGACGCATCGAGGGACGCAGACCGCATCAGGCTCACGCTCGAGCGCATGGGCGTGAGGGAGCAGGTGCGCGCACAGGGGTACGAGCCACGTGGCGACGGTGGAGACCGCGACGCCATGGCCGCCACTGACCGGCGCATGGACTACGAGGCCCGCATACGCCGCCGCCGGAAGGAGGACTATGCGCTCATCGACGCCGCGTGCGACCTGATATACGGCGTAGGCCAGGACGGGCGTGGTGGCATATGCGCGCTCCTGTCGCCCGCGCACGCCGACGCCCTGTGGTGGCGCTTCTGCGCCCACGGGACGTGGGCCGAGGTTGCGGCCGGGAGCGGCATGAGCGAGAGCTGGTGCAGGACTGACGGCGTGCCGACTGCCATCGACTGCGTGGACGGGCTGGGGATAGGGCGCGTGACTGCGGGCCTCGGGGTTGCCGAGGACATGTGACCTGGCCGTGGCTGCCATCGGCTCCGGTCGGTGGCGGCCACGGCCATTTTCCATATGCGCAGGAAAAAATGACAGGTCGTGACAGGTAGTGACAGGCCGTGACAGCAACAAGTGTGCATACTGGTAGTGTGCCGCGCTTGCAGGGACACAACGGATTCCCCGGCGCGGCGCATCCCGTGCCCATGACACGCGGCCCATGGCAGCCGCCGCGCCGCGTCACCGCCCTGCCACATGCCACCACGGCGACTCTGTGGTGGCATGTGGCCAGACGCGCGGGGCGCACGGCCCGAACGACAACCAAGAAGGCGGTAGACAGTGACGCTGCTTGACATGGCGCGCATTGCCGGTAGGTACGTGACACCGATGTCGATAGCCATGCGTCACGCCCTGATGGAATGTGGCATCGACGCCGATGCCGTCGCATACGCGGAGCGGCGCTATGACGGCGTCGTCGAGTGCATGCGCAACCACGTGAGCCCGATTGACGCCAGGGCGGCCATGAGGGGCTGACCCCCTGGGGCATCCCGCCAAGGCGGGGGGCGTATGGAATGGCATGGGGGGGTGGCTCCGACCATGGCGGCCAGGAGGCGTGGCAGCGCGGCATGGCAGCGCGTCAGGCGCATGGCGTTCGAGCGAGACCGCAGGCTCAACGCCCGCTGCTGGATATGCGGCGCGCCCATCGACTACTCGCTCGGGCTGAGCAAGAGGAGCGGTACCCCATGGGCCTACGAGCCAGACCACTACCTCGACGTGAGCCGCCATCCCGACCTCGAGTATGACATCGGCAACCTCAGGCCAGCACACAGCAAGTGCAACCGCGCGCGCGGAAAGCGCGCAAGCACGCACGAGCTGGGCAAACCTTCGCGAAATTGGTGAGTGTGGTGGAGGGGCGTTGAAATCTTCAGACTTGCACGGGTGGCACGGTCTCCCCGCTGGCAATGATTTCCCCCCGACGGCATACACGGCAGGCGGTGGTATTGCACCGTCACCATGGCATGCCGTATCCTCTCGTCCTTTTGGCTGGTGAGGCGATGGCGACGCGCAGGAAGCGAGCGAGCCCAGGCAAGGCGGCCCACGTGACCGAGATAGACCGCGTGCAGAGGATCGTGGGTGACCTCGGCGGGATCGACGCCAGGACGCTCGACCTCGTTCGCCCGGTGGTCATCGAGTGCGCGTGGGTCGAGCAGCGCCTCGCGGACGCCAGGCGGCTCATAAACGCGTCACCGATCGTCGTCTCCTACGACAACGGCGGGGGCCAGGAGGGGATCAGGCGCAACCCGGCCTACGACGGCTACAACGCCCTCGCGAAGACCTACGTGTCCTACCTCCGCCAGATACAGGCCATGACGGGCGCCGAGGTGTCGCGCGACGAGGACGCGGCGTCACCACTCGCGAAGCTGAGGAAGGAGTCGCCGCTGTCGAAGTGAGGTGATGGTGCGTGTCGGAGCTCCTGGGCAGGACGGAGCCGCGCGTCTTCACGCCGCCGCTGCGAGAGCTCACGCGAGAGACCTCCCTGGGCTTCGACGTGATCGACTTCGCTGGTGACGTGCTGTGCGTCTCCCTGCGCCCATGGCAGAGGTGGCTCCTCGTCCATGCCCTCGAGATCGTGGGCGACTTCGGAGGCGAGTGGCATCTCCGCTACTCCACGGTGCTCACGCTGGTCGCTCGCCAGAACGGCAAGACCACGCTCATAGTCGTCGTGACGCTCTACTGGATGTACATGCTGCAGTGCGCCCTCGTCATCGGGATGGCGCAGGACCTCACGCGTTCCGGCGACACGTGGGACGCCACCGAGCAGATGGTGGACACCACACCGGCGCTGGCGGCGGAGAAGGTGCGCGGCAAGCACGGCAACTCGGGCCGCGACCTCATCCTCACCGGCCACAGGCACTACGTTACGAAGCCACCGACGCGCGGCGCCGGGCGAGGGCCGTCCGCGCAGCTCGTCATCATGGACGAGATGCGCGAGCAGCAGACGTGGGACGCCTGGGACGCCGTGGCGGACACGACGCTCGCCCAGGAGCTTGGGATCATCTGGTGCGCGTCGAACGCCGGGGACTCCATGTCCGTGGTTCTCCGCGCCAAGAGGTGGCAGGCGCACAGGGCGCTCGGCGACCCGGACGGGTGGTGCGCCGAGCAGGACGACCTCGCGGCGCTCAACCTCATGGAGGACGAGACCCTCGGCATATTCGAGTGGTCTGCGGCCCCGGGGCGCGACATCTGGGACACGGCCGGGTGGTGCGAGGCCAACCCCTCGCTTGGGTACGGCCTCAAGGTGCGCAGGATCCGCGCCTCGATATCCGGAAAGACCGAGGCCGGGGCTCGCACGGAGAACCTCTGCCAGTTCGTAGGCAGGATGGCCGTCTCGCCGTTCCCGGACGGCGCATGGGAGGCGGGGACGGACGCCGCGAGCGAGATAGCGCCAGACAGCCCGCTGTGGTGGGCCATCGACGTCGGCGCGAACCGCATGCACACGGCCGTGGCCGTCTGCGGCCTGCGCGCCGACCGCACGTTCCACGTAGAGGTCGTGGCCTACAGGTCGGGCCTCGGGTGGGTGAGCGGGTGGCTGGCCGAGAGGGCCGATCCCGCACGGCCGATGCGTATCGCCTACCAGGGCAAGGGCGCCCCCGTCGCTTCCATGGCCGACGTGTACGGCCAGGTCGACGGCGTGGAGCTCGTGCCTGTGACGGGCCCCGACGTCGCGGCTTACTCGGGACGCTTCTGGGATGGCGTCGCCGCGCTCGACCCGGCCCGCGTGGACGGCGAGGGCAGCGACGCGACCCCCGTGCACCACCGGCCACAGCCGGTCCTCGACGTCGCCGCGAACGTCGCGGCGACGAAGGCGACGGGCGACGGGGCTTGGATGTGGGACAGGAACAGGAGCACGGAGGACATCAGCCCGCTCGTCGCGTGCGCGACGGCGTATGGGTTCGCGACGGCCGTCGAGGACGAGGCCGAGGAGAGTGCCTACGAGGATGAGGGGCTGATCGTGCTGTGACGCCCCATGTCCTCGCGTACGAGGCGCTTGAGGTAGCCGGACACGTTCTCATGCCCACGCAGGAAGTCGTAGACGTCCATCTCGTTCGGCGAGAACCTGACCGTCACCTGCTTCATGCGCTTCTTGCGGTACTTGGCGTTCGCCCTCTTCTGCGCGTCGCTGACCATGTCTTCGCTCCCTTCGGTGGCGAGGTGATATGATGTGTGGAGAGCGGGAGGCCCGCCCGCCTTGAGCGGGCCTCCCTTGGTCATTGGGCTAGCGTTTCCGGATTACCAGGTATGCCACTACCTTCCGGAGCGTTAGCTCAATTTTGATTCTCCACTTCATCCCATCACCTCCTCTCTGACAGGAATAATATACTACAGACCCTAGATAATGTAAAGGGTCTACCCTATAATTTATTGAAAAGTGCGCGGCCCGTCGTCGGTGCGATGGGCCCTCTCATGCCGATTGGGGGTGACGCCTTGGGCATCTTCTCGCGCATCCGCGCACGTGACGGCAGGGCCATGCGGGTAAGCTACGGCCCGCGCGCGACAGCTATCCTGGGACGCACGACGGCGGAGATGTACCGCACGCAACCGGCACTCAGGGCCGTCGTCGGATACATCAGCGAGAACGTGGCGGCCGTGCCACTGAAGTGCTACGAGCGACGTGGCGAGAACGACCGTCCCAGGGACTCAAAGTCGCCGCTCGCACTGCTCCTCGAGCACCCGTCAGAAGGCGTCACGACCTACGAGCTCGTGCGTGACACCATGGCAGACGTGCTGCTCCACGGGTGGGCGCTCTGGTACGTCGTGCCGAGCGCCGACACCGAGAGCGGGTGGGCGGCCACGCGCATATGCCCCGAGTGGGTGACCACCCTCTACACGACGGGGGGGTTCCGGCCGTCCAGCTACGTCGTGCAGGTCCCTGAGGCCGGGCGCGCCCCCGTGACCATCGACGCGTCGGACACGCTGTCGTTCTCCCTCTACGGTGCGTCCGGGCCGCTTGACCCGGCGTCCCCCGTCGACGCGCTCAGACAGGTGCTCGCCGAGCAGGTGAGCGCCTGGGACTACCGCAACAAGGTCTGGCGCAACGGAGGGTGGGTCAGCAGATGGATATCGCGCGGCGAGGGGAACTCGTGGAGCAATGAGGCACGCGAGCGGTTCGCCAAGAGCTGGAAGGAGCGGTTCAGCGGCCCGGATGGCACGGACTCCGGCGGGACGCCCATCCTCGAGGACGGGATGCAGCTGCACGACACGCAGCTCAACGCCCGCGAGGCCCAGTTCTCCGAGTCGGCGCAGCTCACCCGCCAGGACGTGGCCGCCGTCTACGGCATCAACCCGTCGCTCATATGGCACACGTCGACGCAGACGTACGCAAGCGCCAAGGACAACGCCCGCGCCCTCTACGCCGAGACCCTCGCCCCGAAGTTCGACCTCCTGTGTGAGCGCATCAACAAGGTGCTGGCACCGCGCCTGGGCGCCGATGGCGTCTACTGCGAGTTCGACGTGCTGTCGAAGCTCAACAGCAACCCGGCAGACATGATCTCGACGCTCGTGAGCGCAACGCAGCGCCCGGTTCTCACCGGTGACGAGGCGCGCCGGATGCTCAACCTCCCGGCACTGGGCGGGAGCATGTCCGAGATCGTCACGCCGCTCAACCTCATGGTGGGCGGAGTCGGCGCGTCATCCGGCGAGGACGGCGGCGCGGCCTCGGCGGAGGCCCGTGGGCAGAGCTCTCGGGCGCCGATGGCCAAGGCGGCCGACGACGCTCCGCTGTGGAGCGTCAAGGCCCGCGCGGACGCCGACGGGTCGGTCGCCATGGCCCGCACGCTGTCGAGGTTCTTCCGCCGCCAGGCGAAGGCGGTGCTCCCGAGGATCGGCGCCGCGAAGGCGAGGGGCCCGCTTGCGAAGGAGGACGACCCCGAGTGGTGGGACGAGGACAGATGGGACTCAGAGCTCGCGGACGACCTGGAGCCCGTCATGAAGGGCTACGCCACGCGGAGCGGCAGGGCCGCCGCGTCCCGCATGCGGGGCGACTACGACGCCACGCGCACGGACGCCTACCTGCGCAAGGTCGCGGAGGGCCGCGCACACGGCATCAACGCCGTTACGAGGAGGCGCCTCGCGGACGCGATCGACGCGGAGGACGGGGAGCAGACCCCCAAGGACGTGTTCGAGCAGGCCGAGGAGGGCAGGGCCGACCGCCTGGGCGTCTCAATGGCGGCGGCCGTGGCCGTGTTCGGCGTGCGGGAGGCGACCGAGCAGCTCGCGCCGAAGTCAAGCTACCTGCGCATGAAGACGTGGGTGCACGACCAGGACGGCGCCAGCGAGCGGCCGCGCGACGACCACGCCGCCATGGACGGCGAGTGTGTCGAGTTCGACAAGCCATTCAGCAACGGCGCGATGTTTCCCCACGACGGCTCCCAGGGCGTCGAGGAGGAGGCGTACTGCCGCTGCGGCATAGATGTGGACGTCTACAGGCTCTAGGAGGGCAACGGATGCACATGTTCAAGGACTTCCGCGTCAGCGTCAAGGACGCCGGCGAGGACGCGGACGAGTACACGTTCGAGGGGTACGCCTCGACATTCGGCGGCGACCCGGACTGCTACGGGGACGTGGTCGCCAAGGGCGCCTTCGCGGACACCCTCAAGGCATATGAGGACGAGGGACGGCGCATCCCGCTGCTCTTCGCCCACGAGATGCACGACCCGGACTACAACCTCGGCTACGTCGACGCCGCCGAGGACGACACCGGGCTCAAGGTCACGGGCCACATCTTCGCGGACGCCCCCAACGGGGAGACCGTCCACAAGATGCTCCAGCGCGGCCAGGTGTGCAGCATGAGCTTCGCCTACGACGTCGTCGAGGACGGCCAGATCGAGCTCGAGGACGGGCGCAAGGCCCACGTGCTGCGCAAGGTAGACCTCTACGAGTGCTCGATCGTGACCGTCCCGGCGAACCCGGCCGCCCAGATAACGGACGTCAAGGGCGGCGGGGCGCCCGCCAAGGAGTGCCGCCGCAACTCAAAGGCGGACGAGGACGAGCTTGCCAGCGTGCGGGACCTCCTGAGCGAGGCGCTCGACGCGATCAACGACCTTATCGGCGACGGGGTCGACCCCGAGCCTGATGACGGTGACGGCGACAAGGGGGGCGGCGAGGGCAAGCCCAAGGCCAACGGCGGGAAGCCGGAGGAGCCGAAGGGCGACGCCAAGGCGCTCGAGGAGGTAGCCGCCAGGTACGAGCGATTCATCGACAGAGACTAGAGAAAGCAGGTACGACATGCCTACCATCCGAGAGCAGTTCGAGCAGGCCAAGGCGGACTTCTCCGCCGCGGTCAAGGTCGGAGACGCCGAGGCGGCCAAGGCCGCAGGCGAGCTTGCGGAGAAGTACGAGGCCATCATCAAGATGGCTGACGCCAAGGGCGCGAAGCTCAACGCAGGCAAGGAGGCCAAGCACGCCCCCGCCGAGGCCAAGACCATCGGCGAGTGGGCCGCTAAGAGCCTCGACCTCAAGGCGTTCGAGGGCCGCAGCCAGGCCAGCGTCATGACCGCGACCGGATTCGGCGCCAAGGCGGCGTCCGACCCCATCACCTCCCCCGCATCCGCTGCCGACTACAGCACCTTCCTCGACCGAAACGTGGTGACGGGCGCACGCCGCCGCCTGCAGATCCGCGACCTCTTCGGCGCTGAGTCGCGAGACGCCGCGGCCGTCGAGTGGATGGTGGAGGGTGCGCTCGAGGGCGCCCCGGCAGTCACAGCCGAGGGCACGGCGCTCGGGCAGTACCACTTCGCCGAGCCCACGAAGAAGACGGCCGCGCTCGAGAAGGTGGGCGGCTTCTATCGCGAGTCCTACGAGATCGTGAGCGACCAGGCCTGGCTCGCAAGCTCCATCAACGACCGTGGCCTCTACATCCACGACCTCAAGGTCGAGGACACCCTGGTGACCGAGCTTGGCGGCACCTCAGGCATCCAGGCTGGCGCGGCCAAGAACGCCACCCTCGCGGACACCATCTTCGACGCCATCACCAACATCGGCCAGGCGACACCCTTCATGGCGGACGCCGTGGTGCTCAACCCGACCGACTACAAGACCCTGCGACTCGCCAAGGACACGAACGGCCAGTACATGGGCGGCGGGTACTTCAGCGGCCAGTACGGTACCGCAGGCGGCGTCGTGCTCTACCCCGACGTCTGGGGCCTGACCACCGTGGTCACCCCAGCCGTGGCCGCAGGCACCTCCTACGTGGGTGCCTTCAAGCCCTCCGGCTCCGTCTTCACCAAGGCGGGCGAGGGCGTGCGCGTCGAGATGACCAACTCCGACAAGGACGACTTCGAGAAGGACCTCGTTGCAATCCGCATCCTGGAGCGCCTGAAGCTCGCGGTGCGCTACCCCGCAGGCTTCGAGAAGCTGACCATCACCGCCGCCTAGGGCTCGCGGGACAGCGTGGCAGTTGGGCCGTCCCGCGGGGCGGCCCAACGCACGAGAGGGGAGCTGACATGCTCAAGCTGTACGACCTGGGCGGCCTGACCGTGCAGTACGAGGAGGGCGAGCAGCCCGATGGGGCCACGGAGCACGTGGAGCCCGAGGATCGGCCCAAGGCGAAGCAGGCCCGACAGCCCGCCAACAAGGCCGGGAAGGCGGCGGACAAGTGACGCGCACCCCATGGGGCTACGCGATCGTGGACGGGACGCCGGATGGGGCCATCGTGGACGGCGACACCCTCGTCGGGGTCTCCGCGGACGCCCAGGGCGCTGCCGCCCCCATCATCGGGGACGGCCCGATCGAGGTGTCTGGGGACACGCTGTCCGTTCCGACGGCCGGAGGCGCCCTGGTGCCGATCATGACGCCGGAGGAGCTGTCGGTCGCCACTGGCGGCAGGCTCTCGGCGACCGAAGACACGGTCAGGTGGGCCATCGGCGCCTACGGTGACGCCATGCGCACCATGTGCGGGTGGCACATATGCCCATCGCTCAGGTGCCGCTACGTCGCCGACGGCGGCAGGGTCGCGCAGCTCCCTGCCATGCACGTGTCAGACGTCATCTCCGTCACGGTCGGCGGCGAGGAGGTCGACCCGTCCGCGTACGAGTGGACGCCGGTGGGCCTCGTCCGATTCGCACGCCCCTGCGCCGCGACGCGCGCCGGGTGGCACTCCGTCTCGATCGACTACGTGGCGGGCATAGACGACGCCAGGCAGCTGCAGGCCACGCTCGCGGCGCTCGTGTCCGAGTACCTCGTGGCCAACCCCGGCATATCCTCGCAGACGGCTGGCGGGACGCAGGTGAGCTACAGCGCGAGCGTCGGCGTGCGCAGCCACTACGAGGAGCTCGCGCCATACAGGCTGGTGACGTGACATGCCGATGCCGATCGGATGGAGGCTCGTGACCGTCAGGGTCACCCGCCCGGGAACCAAGGCGTCGCGCGGAGCGACCGTCGCCGACTGGGACAACGTCACCACCCGCGACGTGGGCGGCTGCTGGGTGGGCAACCCGTCCACCTCGGCCGACCAGGCGAGGGAGGGCCGCGACGCGAACGTCCGGGCGACGCTCTACGCGCCGCCGGGGGCCGACGTGATGGCCGGCGACAGGGTCACCTACGCTGGTGTCGACTACGCCATCGACGGCGAGCCGCTCCCATGCCCGTCGCCCCTCGGCGGCATCGACCACATCGAGTGCCCCCTCGTGGATTGGACGTGATCACATGCAGAAGGTCGGGAGCTTCCGCCTCGAGCTCGACCACGACGGCATAGCCCAGCTGCTGCAGTCGTCCGAGGTCGCGGCGGAGTGCGAGGCCGCCGCAGGGCGCATAGCGGCGGCCGCAGGGGACGGCTTCGAGGTCTCCGGCCCGTGGCGCGCCGGATTCGGCGGTGGCCGCGCCGCGTACAGCGTGCGCACGGCCACGCAGGCGGCGCGCGAGGCCGAGGCGACCGAGAAGGCCCTGACGGTGGCGGTGCAGTCATGCAGGTCATGACGGCGCCCACCGACGCCGAGGCCGCGCTCGCGCGCGACCTCACCGAGCTGTGCGGGTTCGAGGTGGCGGCTAACCCCCCAGGTGACATCGGCAGGGACGCCCCCGTTGCGCACGTCGTGCAGGTCGGCTGCGCCCCCGTGACGCCCGTCTCGTGGGAGCACGACATGTCCATAGACGTGTGGGCCGGCTCGGTCCCCGACTACGGGCCCGCCACCGACGCCGCGCGCAGGCTGGCCGGCATGGTGGCGACGCTCCACATGAGGCGCGCCCCGTCCGGCATCGCGTGGAAGTCGCCGACCGTGACGAGCGTGTACCCGAACCCAGACCCAGACCACGCAGGCGTGCCGCGAGTGACGGTCGCCTGCAACGCCGCCGCACGCGGCGAAGACATCTAAGGAGCGAGAATGGCTGGAATCGACAGCAACAAGGTCTACCTCCCAGAGCCAGACCAGACGAAGACCACTGGCGCCGTCGGGATCGGCAAGGTCGGCACCGCGAAGGCGCCCACGGACGCCCGCGCGAAGCTCGACGCGACGTGGGCGGACTCCGTCGGCTACGTCGGCGAGGACGGCATCAGCATCAAGGGACTGGTCGCCGCGGGCGACGCCATCAGGGACTGGGCGAAGAAGCGGATCCGCACGACGTCCGGCGATGCCGACCCGTCCATCTCGCTCCCGGCCATCCAGGTGGACGAGGCGATGGCGAGGATGCTCGTGGGCACCGCGAACGTCACGGTGACCCCGGCGACCGCCACGAGCGGAAAGGTCATCAATATTGCGTTCGATGGCAAGCCTGGCCCGAACAATGCCCTGTGCTTCAGCATGAAGGACGAGAACCGCCGCGTGCGCGTGTACGTCCCCTCCGCACAGGTCACCGACCTCGACGACGTCGAGTTCGTGCCAGACTCGGCCAACCAGTTCGCCATGACGCTCTCGCTCAACGCGGACGAGACCGGCCACTACGTCTACTTCATCTACGACGACGGCGTCGTCACCGGAGCCTAGGGGGTCGCATGTACGAGCTGAGACGCGTCGAGCGCGGGGCGTTCGACTTCTCCATCGACGGCACGGAGTGGTCCGTGCCGTCATATGACACGCTGAGCCTCGACCAGGTCGAGGGATTCGCCACCGCGCATGACAACGCCGCCGCCGAGAAGGCGCTCAGGGGCTTCTTCGAGGACGCCGCCCCCGGGTGCACCGAGGGGCTCCTCCTCAGGGAGTTCATGTCGCTCGTCAAGGCATGGCAGCACGACTCCGGGGTGACGGCGGGGGAATCCGCGCCCTCGTCCGAGTAGACGCCGACACGGACGGGGCGCTCGACTACGACCTCATGTGCAGGCTCGGCATCCGCCTCGCCGACGTTCCCATGACGATCGGCTGGTCGGGCCTCAAGGTCTTCTACCGCCACCTGGACAGCGCGAGCGCGACGTGGCGCGCGCAGCACCCCAAATACGCGCCGTACTCCACGCCGTTCGGGATTGCCCAGATGCTCGCCGACGTCATAGACATTGAGCAATGGGTCTGCTACGGCATCGCTGCGGCCCACCACGCGAAGGGCACGCGGATGCCAAGGAAGCCCAAGCCGTACGAGGCCCCGTGGCGCAAGGGCGACCATCGCGACAGGCACGTCGGGTCGGGCGCCATACCGCGCTCGGAGTTCCTCGACTGGTACTACGGCGACGGAGATCAGCGGAAAACCGGATAGGGAGGTGCCGCCATGGCATCAGGCGTGACCGTTGCCAACGCCTTCGTCCAGGTCATGCCCTCTATGGAGGGCGCCGGGTCGTCGCTCACGTCCGCGCTCTCGGGTGCCATGGAGGGCGCCGGGGACGCCGCCGGGAAGTCCGGCGGCGCGTCGATGCTCGACGCCATCTCCGGCGCCCTCGGCGGCCTCGGGGAGAGGGTCGCGTCAGTCGGTGGCGAGGCCGGCGAGGCCGTGGCAGGCGGCTTCTCGAGCATCCTGTCGGGCGGCGGTGGAGCGGAGATGGTGGCCGCCGGTATGGGCGTCGCGGCGGCCGTCGGCGCCGCCCTCATGTCTGTGGGCGGGACATTCGACGAGATGACGGATGAGATAATCGTCGGGACTGGCGCCTCGGGTGATGCCCTGCAGGGCCTGTCTGACGTCGCGACGAACATAGGCACGTCGGTTCCGACGAGCTTCGCCAACGCCGGGGACATCGTCCAGGAGTTCAACACCAGGATGGGCCTCTCCGGCGACACGCTCCAGGAGGTCGGGTCGAAGGCGGCGAGCCTGCAGAACATCGTCGGAAGCGTGAATTTCGACAATCTCACCGGCGCCTTCAATGAGTGGGGAATCTCCGGCGAGCAGGCGGGCGCCAAGATGGACTACCTCTTCGGCGTCGTGCAGACCACGGGAATCGGCTTCGACTCGCTTGTGTCAGTCGTGCAGACGGCAGGCCCGGCGATGCAGGAGCTCGGATTCTCCTTCGAGGACACGGCCGACATGGCCGGCATGCTCGACAAGGCGGGCCTCAATGCATCTGGCGTCATGGGGAGCATGAAGAAGGCCCTCTCGTCCGTGGCCGAGCAGGGCGGGGACGTCAAGCAGGCGTTCCGTGACTCGGTCGATGCCATCCAGGGGTATATAGACGCCGGCGATGACGCGGCTGCCATCAATGCCGCGAAGGACATCTTCGGCGCGCGCAACGCCCCGCAATTCGTCGCCGCACTCAAGAGCGGCGCAATCAACCTCGACGAGCTCGGCCAGGCCGCGCTCGGCGCGCAGGGCGACATCGAGGGCACCGAGCAGGCGACCATGGACTGGCCCGAGCAGTGGCAGCTCATCCAAAACAACGTCCAGGCCGCGCTTGCGCCGCTCGGCTCGGCCGTGTGGTCTGCGGCCACAGCTGGCATGCAGGGACTCTCCGACGCGATGACGTGGCTCGGCCAGGCCGCGCAGCCGGTGATGGACGTGCTCGGCCCGATGATGCAGTCCGCCATGGAGCAGCTGTCACCCGTCATGCAGCCTCTTGTGGATGCGCTCGGAAATCTCGGGATGAGCATCCTCCCAGTAGTGAGCGGCGCCTTCCAACTTCTGGCGGGCGTGCTGCAGGTGGTCGGGGCGGTGCTGCAGGTGGTGTGGAGCATAGTGTCACCAATCGCGCAGACATTCGCCAGCGTGCTCGCGGTCGCCATCGACGGCGTCGCCGCGTCCTTCACGGCCCTCGGCGCCATCCTCTCCGCCATCGGGGGATTCTTCCAGGTCGCGGCGTCGGTCGCGGTCTCGGCATGGCAGGGCGTGCAGGGCATCCTCTCCGGCATCTCATCCGCCATCGGCGGCTTCTTCCAGAGTGCCTGCGCCGTCATCGGTGGTGCCATGCAGGCGGCGGCATCGGTGGCGCAGGGTGCGTTCCAGGGCGCCCAGTCCGTCGGGTCATCCGTGGCGTCCGCCATCGGCGGCTTCTTCTCGAGCGCAGGCTCCGCCATCGGCAGCAGGATGTCATCGGCGGCCGGCGCCGCACAGTCGGCCCTACGCTCCATAGCATCTGTGGCGTCTAATGTCGTATCAAGCATCGGACAGGCGTTCTCAGGCGTCGGCTCGACCATCAGCGGTGCACTCTCGCGGGTCAGGAGCATCATCCAGGGGGCCTTCTCCGGAATCCACATCCCGACTTTCCATGTGTCGGGGGGGTTCAATCTAGACCCTGGGCACTTCCAGCTCCCATCCATCAGCTTCTATGCCCGCGGTGGCATCACAAATGGCGCTGCCGTGATCGGTGAGGCCGGGCGCGAGGCCATCGTCCCCTACACCAACTCGAACATCCGGCCATGGGCGCGCGCCTTGGCCGATGCGGCCGCGCTCGGCGCTGGTGGCGGGACGACCGTGAATCAATATGTGCGCATCGTGCGCGACGACGAGGACCTCTACAGCGCCGCCACCATACTCAACCGCTCCGCGCTGGCGGAGCTCGGATAGGACGTGATTCCAATTGCGCATGGTCATATCGGCCGACGGCGCCGATGACGTGACGCTCCACGGCAGCATGAGTGGCACGGGTCGGCTCGTAATGTCCGGGAAGGTGAAGGGCTGGTACGGTCACCCAGACATCAAGGTGTCGACGTCAGCCCGCTCCATGGCCGATGGTAACTACGACGTCGAGGACGCCTCGGTGCTCTATGGGCCACGCACGCTCACCATCCAGGTGGCGGCCGTGGCAGAGACCAGGGCCGATGCCATAGAGCTCGCCCAGGCGGTCGACGCCATGGGACATCGCGTCGTGGACGTGCGCCTTGTGGAGGACGGCTCGGCGTCTGATGCGGTGCCCGTGAATGGCATGGCCGTCGACGGAGACGTGCTGTCGCTCGACGCCGTCTCCGACCCGGCAGGCGTGGGCGGACACGACACGTGGTGCTCCGGCTACCTGCGCACGGAGTGGGATGACAGGCACACGCAGGACGGCGTCCTCGTGGGCTCCGTCACCGTCGTGTGCACAGACCCGCATCGCTACTCGACGCTCGCGCACGTCGGCTACATGACCCCTGCCGTCCGGGGGCTGGCGGGACTCGAGTTCGGGCCCAAGCTGTCAGGGCTCGGTGGCACCGTCGCCGCAGGCGTGCTCGGATGGCCGCTCACCTACGGCCCGGCCGCCGAGGGCGCGTCGAGCTCCTGCACGCTCCCTAATCTTGGCACGTCCATCGCTTACCCGACCATCGCCGCGTCCGGCTCCATGCCCGGCGGCTTCGCCGTCACCGACAGGGCCACCGGCGCCCAGGTGGCCTATGGCGCTCCGGTCGGCTCCCAGCCAGTGGTCATCGACTGCCGGACGTGCACGGCGTCGGTCAATGGCGTCGACGTGACGCGCTACCTCACGCAGCGGCACTTCCCGCGCATCCAGCCGGGCGGGTCGGTCTCGCTCGTGCTCACCGCAGATGGGACGGGCGGCGTGGCCGTCGAGGCGAGGGACACCTACATCTAGGAGGCAGAAATGGCGGAAAGCGTGGCGCTCGGCATACGACAGACGGCGGCCGGGGTCGGCACGACCGACTCCGACTTGCGGCACATCATCAAGGCACGCTGGTGCAATCGTGGCGTGGTCACCGGCCTCGACGTGACCGGGCTCGCGCTTGCGTACAGGGTGTCGGCCGGCGTGGCCGTGTGCTCGCGCTCGGATAGTGATGGGTATACCGAGGCCTACTTCGGCGGTGGCACCACGCCAGGCGTGACCGCAAATGCGAGTGCGTCCCCCCGCATCGACGTCGTGTGGCTCACCGCCCACGACGCCAGCCAGGGCGACGCCGACAACCTCGTGACGCTCGGCGTCACGCAGGGCCAGGCGGCCGCCTCGCCGATGGCCCCGGCCGTCCCGGCGTACGCCACCGAGGTGGCCCGCATGCTCGTCCCCGGCTCCGCGACCACGATGACCGGGGCGACCGTGTCCGACAGCAGGCGATTCGCCATCCCCTATGGGGCGAGCCTCGGCATCCTCGCGGACGTGCGCGACAGGACGCGGGAGACGGTCTCGGCCGCCAATGCCTCGTGGCACACGCGCGCCTCGGCCACCATCACCCTGCCGACCGACCGCATGGTCGAGGTCTCCTACGCCCGCACGGCGACCACGCACGACTTCGGGAGCACGGGAAGCATCGTGGCGGACGTGCAGGTGGACGGCTCGTCCGTCGTGACCTCTGAGATTGCGTACTCTGGAGCGTGGGAGACAAAGGAGCTGCGCGAGATCATCAGGATGACGGCCGGCATGCATGTCGTGTCCGTGCGCGACGGCTGGCACGAGGGCGCAGCCGTCGAGTTCATCGCCACCAAGGGCGGCTACCCGGCCGCCAACGTCGGCATGCGCATGCTCGTCGTGGACAGGGGCGTGGCCTGATGGCCTGGGAGGTGTACACCTTCGACGTCCCGACCGGGCGGCTACTGGCGTCGATAGACATCCCGAGCCTCTTGTGGACGCTCACCGTCTCGTCGTGCTCGCTCAGCACGACGCGCGAGAAGGGCCTCGGTGAGGGCGACGCAAGCGGCCTCACCGTGCCGTGGACGGCGCTCTCGGCGGAGAGCCAGGACGGGCGCGTCTCGCAGCTCGCGCCTTACCGGCGCGGCATCGTGCTCGGGTGGGACGGCGCGCCGGTCGTCGCCGGGATGGTCGGCATGAGGACGGACTCGGCGCTCGACACGAGATTCGACCTCGTCTCTCCCCTGGACTTCCTGGCCAGCCGGTATGTGGTGCACGAGGAGATGTTCGGGGCGGGCGAGGGCTCGACCACGCACGACAACATCAATTTCTCTGGCATGTCTCTGCGCGGCATAGCAGCGGAGATAGGCGTGCTCGCCACGGAGGACAAGCCGGGCGGACACCTGCCTATACTCTGGCAGTACACCGGCGAGGGCGGCTCACACGAGCGCACATACCATGGATATAATGTGTCCAATAATTCCGCGAAGAAGCTCATCACGGAGATTGCCGACGTCGACGGCGGCCCGGACATGCAGCTGCGGCCGCGCATCCTCCCCGACAACCGCCTCGAGTGGGTCTTCCTGGCTGGGTCGGACGCCGAGCCGTACCTCACCCAGGCCGACGGCATCCCGACCATCACGTGGTACAGGGGCGGCGGCACGTGCGATGACATCAAGGTGGCACACGGCGCGCCCACCATGCGCGTCTACGCCACCGGCTCCGGACAGGACGAGGGCACGCTCTGCCACCTCTCCGAGGACATGCGCCTCTGCCACACGCGCGACCCGTGGCCGCTCGTGGAGGGCACGGCGTCCTCGACCGACTGGGACAATGCCGACCTGGTCGCGCGCCACGGCGACGCCCGTCTGAGCGCGGGCGGCTCCCCGATCGCCCAGGTGACGTGCTCCGTGCACGCCTCGGACGCGGCCTGCCCGGTGACCCCTGGCGTGGTGTGGCCCGGCCAGCTCGTCGACCTCTTCGTCGAGGGCCACCCCGCGCTCCCTGATGGCATATATACCATGCGCCTCATGGAGATGTCCGGGAGGCTGTCCGACGAGGTCAAGCTCACCTTCGACCCAATTCCCGACCCATGGGAGGCGCTCTAGCATGAGGCATGGCAAGCTGACCGGGCTCATGAGCCCGGCCGAGCTGATGGCCCGCGTGGCCGCCGACGCGCGTGACGTCGCGCACGGCATGCGCACGCGCCAGAGCGGATCTATCAGCGTATACAATTCCGACGGCACACGCACGGTCATGGGGCCGCTCGTCGGAGGCGGCGCGAGCATGGCCACGCACGTCGGCGACACGGTGGCGCCCGGCAGGCCGACCGGCCTCACGGCGAGCGCCCAGGGTCTGCTCGTCACGGCCTCTTGGCCAGGCACGCTCGAGGGCGGGGTGCCCGGCGACTACCTGCAGACCAACATTCTTGTGGATGGCGTGGCCGTGGGGCACCTCACCAAGGCGGGGTCGGTCACCGTGCGCGTCAGCGAGGGAGACCACGTCGTGACGGCCACGGCCGAGGACGATGCCTGCGCGGACGACGGCAGGGCCATGCACAACATTTCTGAGCCGTGCACGGGCGTGCCCGTGACGGCGACGCCCATCAAGATGCCTGAGAGCCAGGTGCTCATCGCGCACCTGACGTGCGACACGGTCGGCGGGGAGCCGACCAAGGCCGCCCACAGCGTCGGCACCATGCCGCCGGTCACGCAGGGGATGGTGGCATATCTCACGCTCACAGACGGCAATGTCGCACCGAGCCCCATGCTGTCGATAGACGGCGGGGACGCGCACCCAATCATGACGAATGGCACGCCTTATGCCTACACCATCCCATCGACCACAATGACGCTGCTCTGGGACGGCAGCGTGTGGCAGTCGTGCTCGACGCCCGTCTACGGCACGACGGCCACCATCGGTGACCCGGCCGGGGCGAATGTCACGATTGACTCCGACTCGGTGGACTTCCGCACGTCCGGCACGTCGGTCGGCGGCACGGTCACGCGGGATGGCGCGAGCTTCAACGACGGCTCCCTGCAGCTCGGGAGCTGGCACGTCGACGGCGGGGACGGCACGTCGCTCAGGTACGCGACCATCGGCACCGGCAACACCGTCAACGAGTTCGGCGGCCTCTACCTGACGCGCGGGGCGGGCCTGGGCATCGACATGAGGCCAAACGGCTCCGTGGCGTCCATGCTCCTCGAGCGCGGCAACGACGGCTTCGAGTCCGTCAACATGTACGGCCACGGCCTCTCGTTCTACCGCCAGTACGGCTCCGGCGTCTCGCGCAACCTCATGAGCGCGGCGTGGGAGAGCGTGGTCGCTGGTGCCGTGTGGTATGCGCTCCGCGGGTTCTGCGCCGTCGTGCAGGTGCTTAACATGACGCTCCAGCCGGACTACGCGTGGCGCGAGCTCGGCAAGATAGACGGCGTGACGTTCGAGCTGATATCGACGCTCCCGGACGGGAAGGCGTTCGCCGGGATGGGGTCCATCACCGACGGCGCCCACATCGGCTACCTGTACGTCATGACCGACGGCCGCATCATGGCCCGCGCCGCCTCCGGCGGCGACTACTCGGGCCAGATATCCGTCCCCGTCGGCAACCAGTAAGTGAGGTGATTGGCATCAACCCACTTACATTTGACCAAATAGTCGCGCTCGTCTCCATGCTCGTGGCGGCCGGAGCCCTTGTGCTCTCGATGGTGTCCAAGTGGGGAGACGACGGGCAGCGCCAGGACACTGAGGTGGCCAGGCAGCAGATGCTGAACGACAAGCTCGACAGTATATCCGGCATGGTCTCAGAGACCCGCGATGACGTGCGGGAGCTGCGCCGCATGATTGACGGGCACGGCCGCGAGATAGCCAGGCTCTCCCAGGACGTGGACGGCCTGCGCGGCCGCGTGAAGCACCTGGAGATACGCATGGACGACATGCAGGGAAGATAGGCGCCACCATGCGGCCACCATTGCCCAGGCGCCACGGAAAGATGCCGTAAACGGGCTCACAACGAGCCGTCTACCTGCGGAGACACAGAGAAAAGGAGAATGACAATGGGCAATCTCACTAACCGCAAGTGGTGGGCCGCGGCGGGAGTCCGCGCCATCAAGACCGCCGCACAGACCGCCGTGGCGGCCATCGGCACCAGCGCCGCCATGGGCGAGGTGAGCTGGGCCGCCGTCGCGTCGACCGCCGCGCTCGCGGCCATCGTCAGCCTGCTGACCAGCATGGCGGGCCTGCCCGAGGTCGACGCCGCCGAGGGAGCCGAGTAGATGCCTCCGGTCGAGCGCAGGTGCCCCGTGTGCGGCAGCGTCATGGTGCCAGTCCGCGAGGACACGGCTGGGAGCCAGACGTGGGAGGGGTGGCACTGCAGCTTCTGCCAGCACGAGGAGCTTGTGAGGGTCACCAGCGAGGGCGGCACCCCCAAGAGGTGGCGTGGTCGCAAGCGGTAGAGCCACGAGCCAGTGATACAGCCCATCAATGCGCAGGCCACGTGCCTGCGCATGCGTCAAGAGGAGGACATATGACATCTGACAAGGTCAAGAGCTGGATTGGCATCATCGCCAGCGCCGCCGTGAGCGTGGCGGCCGCCATGGGCTACAAGCTCGATGGCGGGCTGGTGACGAGCGTCGTGTGCCTGGTGATAATCGTGGCCACGACCGCGTACAGCGCCTGGCGCACCAATCCCACCACCACGGGGCAGGTGGTCGGCAGGCAGCTCGGCAAGCTCATCAATCTCGGACTCACGTCCACGCAGGCCGTGGCGGTGCTCGAGGCCACGGCGACAGACGGTGTGACCAAGGTCGGCGACCTCATGGCGGGAGACGGCAAGACTGCTGCCGACACAAGCGTAGACCCACAGACAATTGCATAGATTATGCAAATCCATACATACACAGGTAGCTACAACCTCTCCCGCAGGCCGGGAGGGGTACGCTACATCATCGTGCACTACACGGGGTCTGGCAGCTCCAAAGCCGGCAGCGCACTTGCCAATTGCAAGTACTTCAGCGGCGGAAATCGCAATGCATCTGCGGATTTCTTCATCGACGATTCCGGCGTCTGGAAGTATAACCCTGACTTGAGCAGATACTACACATGGGCCGTCGGCGATGGCCATGGGCGCTACGGCATCACCAATGCCAATAGCGTCTCCATCGAGGTATGCAATAATGGCGGGCCTTTTACCGGCACGCAGATTGCCTACCTCTCCCAGCTCGTGCGCGAGCTGATGACGCAATTCGGCGTGCCGGCGTCCCGCGTGGTGCGCCACTACGACGCGAGCCGCAAATGCTGCCCGCTGCCCTACTCGCCAAATGGCGAGGATCCGACTGGCTCGAAGTGGGCCAGCCTACACGCAAGAATCACAAGCGGAGCAGGCTCCGCGGAAAGCGAGGATGACTTGCCTACACCATCCGATGTCTGGGCCTTTACCAATGGCGGCAATCAGATTGACACCACGCCAGGCACGGCCTGGACGAATCTCATGGACACCAATATGCGCATCCAGGACATCCAGTCCGTGCTCGGCTCCGATGGGCAGCATGATGTGCTGGCCAATGTCGTGGACACCAATCTGCGCATCCAGGAGCTGCAGACCACCATCACGGCGCTCACGGAGGCCATCAGGACGCTTGCGAGCGCCCAGGGCGCCGACCCGGAGGCCGTCGCCAAGGCCGTCTCCGACGCCGTGGCCGCCAAGCTATCAGAGATAAAGCTGAGCGTGACCACGGACGGCCAGGCGCAGCCATGATCACGCTGAGGACGATTGGCTCCGACGCTCGCGCCACCACGCTGCGTCGACGGAGACACGCTGGTCGTGTCGTGAGACAAGGTTGGAGTTGCCAATGGCAAACGAAATAAGGCACGTCCGCGTCGGCGGCACCACCTACGACATCGTCGGCAGGGTGGAGGGCGTCAGGCTCTCGGTGGCCGAGGGCGACGCCGCGACAGGCACGGCGGCGGTGGCGTCTGACGGTACCCTTGACCTGTCGCTCACGCTCCCGAGGGCGCAGGGCGGCACCGGCGGGTCGGGCGCCGCGACGAAGCCGCTCGCCGGGATGGTCGTGATGTTCGCTGGCGACTCGCGCTTCTTCGCGGTCACGGACTCAGCGTCCATGGCGACCCGCATGCACGAGTACGCCGGGTGTGACGTCATCGACGTCGTTAAGAACGACTGCACCACGGCCGTCTCGTCGCACGGGTCGAGCGTCGTCGCCCAGATAGAGGGATACGCGGGCGCAGGTGCCCCGGACGCCGTCGTCATCGCGAGCTCCATCAACGACGCCGCGTACGGAGTTGCGCTCGGCACGCACTCTGACCCGGGATCAGAGCACGACACGTCGACGTACATCGGCGCCGTCGAGCACGTCATCGAGTACGTCGCCAGCAAGTGGCCCGCGTGCCGCGTCCTGTGGGTGAGGGACAACCGCATAAAGCCGCCATCAAGCCTGGGCGCGGCCGAGGCCTCAGCCGCCCTGGCTAAGATTCGGCAGTATGAGGCCGCGCTCGAGGCGGAGAGGGCCGACTACGGCTTCGAGTGGGTCGACTTCCAGGTGCCGCAGCTCAACGGGACGATCCCTGCCGTCAGGGAGAGGTACTTCACCAACGCCGACAACCCCGGCGTCCAGGGGTACTCCGGCGACGGCATCCACCCAAACAGGGACGGCCACCTCGTGATGGCCCGCATCATCGCCGCCGTCCTCGCCCCCGGGCGCTAGGTGGCGTGCCGCATACGCACCACACGCGACGACCCCCCATCCGCCTCGGCGGGTGGGGGCTTTTTGATGGGCTAATTATGGGTTAAATCCGTGCGTCTCTATGCAATCTTATGCGCTGATATGCGTACTGAACGTATGAGCGAAATTAAATGATAAGGCCCCTACCTGCACATATGCGGGTAGGGGCCTGTGCGTC